ATACAAGAAAAAGAATAAATGTTTTAAAAATACCTAAAGTAAGTAGACAGCAAGCGGACATATTAACAGACACAAAAGTACAAGAAGGCGATACGTATAAAGAAGTTATTAAAAACAACGAAGGTCATATAGGGAATAAAATATTTAATATACCTGAAAATAAAATAACAAAACCAAAAGATAATTTAACTACTTCAGACGATATTGTAAGCGTTAATACAGGTGAAGTTATTACAAAAGAAGAGTTAGATGCTGGTGCAACTGGTATATTATCTCCATCAGAATCTAAAAACGTACAAGATGTTTTTTCTGATTATAATACTACAGAGCAATTTATAAAAATATTACCAAAAACAAATGTTAGTGAGAAAGATGCTTTAATAAATGAAATAGGAGAAAAAATTCGAGTATCTAGAAATGTTTATGGTAGAGCGATAGGTTTACAAGATAGAATACTAGAGTATTTTTACGAGCCATTATTTAAACCAAATGGTAAAAGAGCTAGATCACAAGGTAAGACTTCACAAGTACCATTATGGACATTA